TCCCAGTGTCTGCTTCTATACTGAGACATAAATTTTGCAGACTCAACCTCAAATGTAAAGTATGGTTGAAGTTCGTAGAGAATATGTGGTTCACAGTGAAGTTTTAAAAATACTTCGTTTTTCTTTTCAATAATTACGTCACTCATAACATTCATTATGCTATGAGTATTTATTTACCCCAATCCAGCGTTAAATCTCATAAATTCAATAGAATTTTTAATTTGATAAGTTCTATTTTGAATCATTTTAAGAATGCTTTCAATATAAACAAGCATCGTATCATAGTAATCTATTTTTAGGCATATGGTCGAAAGTTTTTCATCTGCATCAAGATATTTTTGCATTGTATCTTTATCCCTAATTTTTTTGGGAAATGGATTTTCTGTATAAACATCAGGATCGGCTTTTCCTGAATAATATTCATATCTTTCGTGTCTGATATTCCTTTTCTGTTGTTCTGCTTTTTTTCTTAGAAGAAATATTGTATTATATAATTCAAAATATTTTGAGTGAAGAATTGGAATGTTCAAAGATTCTGTATGTAGATTGTCAATATCAATATTAGAATCCTTTTCCCACATTTCTTGTATTTTATCCAGACTAATATCCATATAAAGGTCTACCGCTTAAATCGACAATATTGTAAATAGTATACTTGAATGATACGTCTGCTGTAAAGTACTGAATATCAGTATTGGTTGCATCAAATGTTAATGTTGACAAGGTGTATGGAAACAAATCTTGAAATGTTATTTGAAAATTGGGTATGTTGCTACTTGTTAAAACTTGCAAAGTTCCGTCAGAGTACACATTTTGTCTATCTTTTAAATAATTTCCCTGAACTAATCCACGTTCTTCTAAATCTGCAAATTGACTTAATCTTTCGGGAAATCCTAAACCTCGTATCCAGTTTTGGATTGCCATATAATTTTCAAGATTTTCATCAACAAGAAATCTAATACTTAAATCTCCAAACTCAATCATATCACCGGGTGTTGGTAACATATTGGTGTATGATGGCTGAATAGGAGTACCTAGTGTTAAATTCGGAATATTTGCTTGATTGCAGAAAAAAGCAACTTTAGGCTCTCTTGTTAGTACAAATTTAAATCCAGTAGGAGATAAAAAATTCCTATTTTCAATTTGTCCTCTAGTCATATCTTTTTTAAATATTTAGATTAATTTTTCCCATCTACTTCCAGGTCCATTATATTTTATAGACCTACTTATACTACTTTCCAGAACTCCAGTATCTGTTCTAGCATCTTTCATAGAACTATAAATTTTTCCCGTAGTTTTGTCCTTTACGGAAACTATTCTGGATAATCTAGTTGCTTCTTTAACGTGCTCGGGACAGGGACGACCATATGTTCCGCCATCACCACCTAAAGTTGCGTTATACTGTGGATTAAGTTTATTAATCCAATATATTTCTCTTTCTCCTGCCTTAGTATCTTCACATTCTTCTATTATTTCCCAATTAAATCCATCAATTCCATACTTACGGAGTGCATTAGGAAACGGCAAATTACTTCCTTGTTTAGCATACCACTTATGTGTAGCTTTTCTCATATAAAGACATTTGTATCTAGTCCTACCAATATAAAATTTTCCATTTTCTTTATTTGTAACTTTATAAATTTTTGCCATACAATTGCATAGGTTTTTAACATTTATATTTATAAAAAAAGAGACCCTTTCGGGTCTCTTGAATAAAGTGTAGCAAATTTCTACATCAGATTTTTTACAGCAACTCTTCTGTAGTAGCGGTTGCTGTTGGTCTGAAGTCTTCCAAGTGCTGATGAATTACCTGAATCCAGAGCACCCTCAGCGAATGGGTTGGCAACAAGACCATAACGGGTCTTAAATCCAATCTTGGGCTGGAAGCTGTTCTCACCAACGGCACGTACCATTTGGAGAGGAACATAAGGACAATAGAAGAGTCCAGCGTCATAAGGTGAAGATCCCTTATAACCAACAACATAGTACTGGTTACCACCGGTAGGACCAGAGGTTCCCACGTTTGCTGAATATGGGTCAATGTACACGCGGAATTTGCCCATCAGAGTACCAGCAAAGGTGTTGCCGGTGTCGTCTACCTGGAGGTTAGCGTTGAGTGCAGGAGTGTAGTCAAGAACACCAGCCATAGTCAATGCTGAAGCAACGTCAGCAGAGCAAAGGATGATGTTACCCTTTCCTCTACGAGTTCTTTGAGCGATAGCGTTAGCATCACGCTCGATTTGGAAGAGTAGACCCTTGAACTTCTCAACAGACCAACGACCGTTGGAGTCAACGTCGAGGTCAAATACACCAGCGGTAGCAACGTTTTGAGCTGCACCTCTTTCGGCGGTCATGTAGATAGTACGAATAACTTCGCGGTTGATCTCAGCAAGAATCTCAGTTGAGAGAATATTTGCGAGTTCCGCTTCAGCATTCAGACCGTGGATTGCCTTCAGGTCCTGAGCAAGCTCAAGGCTGTATTCTGCTTTCAGAGCACGGCTCTTAGCAGTAACAGTAACTTTCTCGATTGAGAAAGCCATTTGATTGAAATCATTACCAGCAGTTCCATCGCCAAGTGCTTCTGAATCACCCGTTGGCATACCTTGACCAACATTATAATCCTGAGCACCAGGAGATGCATTAAGGACTGCGGGGTTGTCTCCCCTTGCTGTGGTAGTACCAATACCAGAACCTACCTGAGCGAAGTCATTGGTGAGGGTAGTATTGAATCCAGAATCGGTTCCTGAGAATGCAGTATCTGCTTCGTTGAAGAATGCTTCTTTACCCGACTGGTTGTTGTAGCGTGAACGCATTGCGAAGATGAGTCCAGTAGGACCACTCATTGGTTGAACGCCAGCCAGGTCATAAGCGACCAGGTTAGGCATTGAACGACGGATGAGTGAAATAAGAACTGGATCAAAACCAGCGGTAGGACCAGCAGCAATAGCGGATCCACCACCAAAACCACCCTGAGCACCAGCAGCATTAGCACTGTTGGTTGGTGATTCCATCAGGTTGGTGATACCACCTGAATTGAATGCTGATTCTTCTCTTAAAAACTTTTCTTGGTTTTCGAGCAGGACAGCGGTTACAGCTCTACGATGAGAATCTTTGATTGGATCAAGACCCTGATAGTCTAGAAGAGGTGCCCACTTTTCCTGCAGATGTTCTGAATGAAACATTTGCGTTTTACCTTTTTACTAATTGTGTTTTTTGGGTTTGAATTATATTAAATTCAATTATTTGCTGAATGCTGAAAGCGTTCTCAGATATGCAGCCATTGAGTCAGAGACTTGCTCCGGAGCAACGTCTACACCTTCCGATAAAGTTTCAGTTTTAGCTGATGGAGAAGCTACTCTTGAAGGGAAATATGATTCCTTCAAAGTCTCCAGTTTTTCACGATATTCTGTTTCACTTTCAAACTCAACACTTTCGGTAAGTGAAGCGAGCTTGTCTTTCTGAGTGTCTGCAAGACCTTCAGAGACCTGTTCAAAGATTCCATCAGCAACCGCCTCTGCGAGACGCTTGTTTAGGGAAACATTCTTTTCGATTTGCTCGTTGAGTTTTGTCTCCATTTCATCAAGTTTTTCTACCATACTCTCAAGCACATCATATTTATCTTCAGGGATTGATACATAATGTTCTTCAAAAAGACCCTTCATTCCAGCAAGGAATGATTCGGTCATTTCGGTCTTAAGACCTTGTTCAATGACGAGTGCATTTTCTTGAATCCACTCATCAGCAACATACTCAAGATAAGCATCTACACGCTCGCTGAGTTCTGTTTTAATTTCTTCAACTTCCTCTGCGAGTGCAACTGCATATTGCTCCTCAATTGCTTCTTGAATCTGAGAAACTTTGGAGCGAAGAGCAGCTTCAAAAATGATGCGTGCTTTCTCTTGGAATTCTTCAGAAAGTTCCTCACCTTCAAGAAGAGCATTGACATCTTCTTCGATATCAAACTCTTCTTTCATATCTTCCTCTTCCTCTTCCTCATCTTCATCTTCCTTCTTACCTTTTTTCTTACCGACTTCCTCTTCCTCTTCCTCTTCCTCTTCTTTCGCTTCTACGATGTCATCTTCTTCATCAACTTCTTCTTCGATTAGATCTTCATCTTCCAGTTCCTCTTCTTCCTTGTGAAGACCTTTCATCGGATCTGCAGGTGAAGCACCTTTATTTACAACATCCTTAACTTGCTTAAGCGTTGCTCCAGGTTCTCTGAGTTTTGCAGAATCGTCATCTGGACGATAGTTGTCCGGAGTAGGACCTCCAAGATCCTCCCAACTACCAGTTTGTCCAGGAGCCATAACTCCAGAAGCATTACTACCTGCTTTTTGCATTGGATCCCCTGCCTTAGCATTTGCATTGACAGCGGTTCTGGATTGCTTTGTGCCTACTTCCATTTCTTGTAAATCTCCACGAGACATTTGAACTCTCCGTTTAACCTTTAGTTATAAACTATATTTATTTATAA